ACATCAAGCTCAAGTTTGACAACAATGTGGACAAATTCATTGCATCGTTTGGCACAGTCGAATGGGCCAAAAATCTGGGCATTTACCAAGAAAAAAAAGCCGAACCCGAAGCAACGAAAGCAACAGAAGCAGCGGAGGCTAAAGAGTGAACAGAAACAAAGACGCAGGATTCAACCAAGTCCCACGCTTGGACATCACGCGAAGTCGCTTCAAACGACGGCAGGACGTCAAGTTAACGCTGAATGCAGGACAACTTATTCCGTTCTATGTGGATGAAGTACTCCCGGGTGACACCTTCAGCATTGACCAAGCAGCGATTATCCGCATGACAACGCCTATTTTTCCAGTTATGGATAACTGCTACATGGACATTTATTATTTCAATGTCCCATGCCGAATCCTCTGGAAAAACTTCAAAAGGTTTATGGGTGAGAACGACACCAGACCGTGGGCGCAGACTCAGGAATACACCATTCCGCAGGTCAAAGTAACCGGCACAGCAGCAAAACCAGCACCTTATGAGGGCAGCATCCTTGACTACATGGGCATTCCGACCAAGGTAAGCAAGGGAGCAGACACGGCCTTCAGCATCAACGCGCTACCCATGAGGGCGTATGCTATGATATGGCAGGAGTGGTTCAGAGACCAGAACGTGGACAATCCGGCCATCAACAGCGATGCAGACGCGACCGTGAACTATACGGACGACGAAACCAAAGGCATGGACGCAGCAACACCGGACTTGGAGTATATTCTCCAGAACGCATACACAGGCGGCAGACCTTTACCAGTCAACAAATACCACGACTACTTTACCAGCGCACTTCCTTCACCGCAGAAAGCGGGAAACCCCGTATCGATTCCGCTGAGCGGCAACGCAGCGGTGTACATGTATCAAGACACAACGCTGCAGACCAAAGGAACGATGAACAAAAAAGAATCGCTATATTTGCAAGGCGGTTCAGGGGCACAAAGTAGCTTCTACAACAACAACGAAGCGCTGGCAATATTGGGCGCAGAAGCACCCGGGGGCACAACCTCAGACGCCGCATATTTAGGGGCTGACCTTGCATCAATCAACGCGGCAACCATCAACCAGCTGCGACAGGCGTTTCAGGTTCAGAAATATTACGAAGAGCTGGCACGAGGCGGCAGCCGCTACCGTGAGATGATCTACTCGCTTTTCCACACCAAGATAAGCGATAAAACCGTACAGATTCCGGAGTATCTGGGCGGCACGCGTATAACCATCAATATGAGTCAGGTCATCCAGACCAGCGGCACAACTGCGGAAAGTCCGCAGGGCAACACCGCAGCCGTAAGCGTTACGCCGTACAACGGCAGTATGTTCACGAAGAGCTTTGAAGAACACGGCTTTGTTATCGGAGTGTGCTGCATCAGACATGACCACACCTATCAGCAGGGACTCGAACGAATGTGGAGCCGGAAAACCAATCTGGATTTTTATTATCCGGTCTTCGCAAATCTGGGAGAGCAAGCAATTCTCAAAAAAGAGCTGTACCTCACCGGCACGGACACAGATGAACAGGCATTCGGCTACCAAGAGGCTTGGGCTGAATACCGGATGAAACCAAACAGAATCAGCGGCAAATTCCGGTCGAACGCTAAAGGAACTTTAGACAGCTGGCACTATGGCGACAACTACAGCGAGACGCCAAACCTCAGTCAGGCGTGGATGAAAGAAGGAGATTCCGAAATCCAACGAACACTGGCAGTAGACAACGAACCACAGTTTATCATGGATACCATCATCGACAACACCAGCGTCCGGCCTATGCCCATGTACAGCATTCCGGGACTCGTTGACCATCACTAAATGATCATCACTAAACAAGAAAGGGGGAAAAGCCCGGGGCAAAACCCCGGGTTATTTTATTAAAATGGCTTTTTTAATTCCATTCCTGAAAACAGCAGCAATGCAAATGATTCCAGCATTCGCAGGAGCAGCAGCAAATAAACTCTTTGGGACAAGCGGAGGCTATGGACAGCAAGGACAATCCAACAGTCAAAGCAGCGGCTCAAGCTGGGCACAAAGCACAAGCAACAGCGGAAGCATGAGCAGCAGCGGGACAAATGACGAAGTAAACAAAAGCATCGCAGCACTAGCAAATCAGTTAAGCCAAGGTAGCATGGCAGGACAGCAGAAATACAATCGAAATTCCATGCTTATGCAAATGGGCTACAACACGTTCGCTGCAATTCAGCAGGGAGTGTACAACCACATCGAGCAGCAAACGGCAATGAACTTTAACAGCGCAGAGGCCGCAAAAAACAGAGCATGGCAAGAGCAAATGAGCAATACATCTTACCAAAGAGCAGTCGAGGACATGAAAAAAGCTGGCATCAACCCTATCTTAGCATACACACAAGGCGGAGCAAGCACACCGAGCGGAGCGCAGGGAACAATCGGAAGCGCAAGTATGGGCATGGCATCCAGTAGCGCACTGGGGGCGACAGCATTGCCGGGAATCAAACAAGACGGAAGTTGGAGCAGCCACAGCGAAGCATGGAGTCACGCAGAAAGCGCAGCACAGAGCATTCAGCAAGCTATCATGTCAAGCAGCTCAAGCCCTGTCAGACTCAGGGGAGACATGGAACGCATCGCAGAAACAGCAGTAGATGGAGCAATAAAGCTCAAAGAAAAACTTGCAGCACTGCCGGTATCGGACAAGGAAAGACGGAAATCCGCAGAAAACCTTGAAAGAGTACGGCGGCAAACAATCGGAATGGGAACAACCGGAAATTATTGGTAACAAAAATGGGATGCAACAAGCCGTTAATTCGGTTTTACGTACCTCACGACAAAGAGGCAAGTGGAAGAGTGTATTCACTTGCCTCTTTTAACGAGATACACAAGACCAAAATGACATACGAAAACTTAATGTACCGCAAAGATGTAATGTTGATACCATGCGGACAGTGTACAGGGTGCAGGCTCAGAAAACGAAAAGACTGGGCCACGCGGATGGAGCTAGAAGCATACGGATACGACAAAGAAAGTATCTGGTTTATCACACTAACGTACGACGATGACCATGTACCAACACAAGACACCGAAACAGGCGAAATCTACAAAGGTGGAGTAAACGTCTGGAAAGGCGTCTCAGAGCGTCCAAGAACAACGCAAACACTGAGCGTGGAGGATACCCAACTCTTCATCAAAAGGCTAAGAAAGGCCGTCAAAGAGCCTCTGAGATACTTTTTAGCCGGAGAGTATGGAGACAACACGGCAAGACCACACTATCACATGATACTGTACGGGTGGCATCCCGACGACTTAAAGCCAATCCATAAACTATCAAGACACGGTCACTACACAAGTGATAAACTGGTCAAAATCTGGGGACAAGGCACAGTTGACATAGCACAGGCAACACCAGAGACATATAATTATGTTGCAGGGTACGTAACAAAAAAACTATACGGGAACGACAAAAAGCGTTACCAAAAAATGGGTTTAATACCACCATTTTGCACAATGAGCCGAAAGCCGGGACTCGGAGACCAATGGTTCCAAGACCATCAAGAACGACTCTGGCAGCAGGGATACATACAGCTTACCAACGGCAAGAGAGCAGCCATACCGGAATACTACTGGCGAAAACTGGAAGCGGAAAACCCTGAAAAAGCATGGAGAATCAAACAGTATCGGCAGGAAAAAGCCATTGCCTCCCTAATCGAAAAAAACGCGGAAACAGATAAATCATACGCAGAGCAGCTAAAGGACAAGGAAGCATCCATGTCCAAGAAGATGAGCAAAGCCAAAGGTGTATTTTGACACTTTGGTGTCACTCAGCCAAGTAACTATCAAGTATAGACTTGGCTGAGTGTTTTTTATTTCATATTGACATATGCACGCGCGCACGTAATCGCGCACACGCGCACATGATATTATTATTATTTGTTGTAGTCGTAGTAGTAGGGAGTGTTGAAATGTTGAATACTATGAATTTTTATCCTTGGAACGATATTTTATGGATTATTTTGATGTTAATACTTTTGTGGATAACTTGTTGAATTGTTGAAAGTGTAGCAATATGCACAAAACCATTTGTACAACTTTTCGTGGAAAACCTGTTGAAAATGTTGAAAACGTGGAAAATTCGAATTAAAGGCCGTCCGGCGAGCGAAACCAGAAAGTCACGTCATGCTCTTCGCACGGCGCACCGCGCCTACCGCATGACCTCTTAAAGAAAAAAGAAAGCTTGACAAACCCTCTGCCTTATGATATAACAAAAATAGTTAAACAGCACAGAAGTGCTATTTTACAAAACCATTTATACAAAATAACTTTTAGAAAGAGGTGAACCGCTCTGACTCTCAAGGAAATTGACGCGCTGTTTAACAACATTCGCAAAATCTTGGCTATGCTGGACAAGATTTATCACGCAGTAGAGGGCAACAAACCCGAGGGGTGACCAAGGTGAAAACATGGAACGTAAGAGACCAGACCGATACGAACCTCATGCAGGAATTGATGAAAACCTACAAAGAAATCGATTCCGCATACAAACTGCTCCAACAGGCCGCAAAGTACGAAGACGCAAAGTTTTACCTTGACATGGCCTTCAGGAAAAAAGCAGCAGCAAACAGCATTGAGGTGGAAATCCTCAGAAGGGAAATCAACCATGGCAAAGAGGAGTAAAGTCCGCAAGTCCAAAGACGCAAAAATTTACAACAAGACCGCAAAAAAGACCAAGGCAATCAACCTTGGCAGCGGCGCAATGCGAGGAGGTATTCGACTGTGAGCACCAACGTATACGGCATCTTCGACAACTGTGTGATGGGCTACATCACCATCTTCACCGAGCGGGAAGACAAGGTGGCAGAGCGCAACTTCAAAATTGCGCTCAACGACGAACGCAACATTATGAGCAAATCGCCGAGCGACTACCGGTTGGTACGTCTGGCAAAGTTCGACGAAAAAACCGGCGAATTTGTCGAGAATAAGGAGAACATCTTCGATGGCATTTCGCTCTGTAAGTAACTGGCGGGAAACCGCAACAGCAAAACCAACCGAGGCCGGGGAAAGCGTAAGACGCACTTATCTCTGGGAACGCAATGAAAAAGGCGAAAAGGTGCTAAGACTCGACCAAACCATTGACCAGCAGGCCGAAATCGACTCCTATTTGGAAGAAACCAAGCTGGAAAACATCATCCGGCAAGCAAGCATCGACCCGGACATTGCAGCACGTATCAAGCCGGACATCGGGGGCGGCATCCAAGACTTTACCGAAGCACCGCAGAATCTGGCCGAACTCCAGAACATCATGATGCGAGCAGAGCAAATCTGGGACGAGGTGCCGAAAGACATCAAGCTCAAGTTTGACAACAATGTGGACAAATTCATTGCATCGTTTGGCACAGTCGAATGGGCCAAAAATCTGGGCATTTACCAAGAAAAAAAAG